AGGTGGTGCAAAGTCTGAGGGAATAGCCGATATACTATCAGAGATAGCAGAGGTTGAGTATGATGTTGAATGTCTATGTACTAGAGAGGTGCAAAACTCAGTTGAGGAATCTGTATATTCATATATTGAAAAATGGGTAACAGATAATGGGTACGCAGATCATTACAGATTTTTACAGAATAAGATAGTAAACACTAAGACTAACTTTGTATTCAGGTTCAAAGGGTTAAAAGGTAGTACAGATACCGAATCATTAAAAGCACTAGCAAAGACTAAGTATGTATGGGTAGAAGAGGGGCGAACAATGTCCCAAAAATCTATTAATATGTTGTTGCCGTCTGTTCGTATGGATGGAAGAAAGATACTCATATCTTACAATAGCGGCCGACACAATGATCCTGTAGAAAATATCAAGAAATATAATGAAACAATGGCCATAAAAATAAATCTATTTGACAATCCTTTTTGCCCAGAAGTATTATGGAAACAATGCCAGGCTGATAAAAAGATAGATTATGACCTATATAAGCACGTTTGGGAAGGGCAATACATACAGGATGATCCTACACGTGTATTACTTCCATTTGAATGGCTTGAAAAGTGCCTAAATGCACACACTACAATAGGTTATGAGCCAGTAGGTATGTTACAAGCTGGAACAGATGTAGCAGAAGGTAAGACCACTAAGCATGACCAAAACAGTATATCAATAAGGAAAGGGCCAGTATCTAAAAAATATAGTATATGGCAATCTGATAATATATATCAATCAGTTTCAAGGGTTAAATCAGAGTATTACGATTGGGGATTTGAAGACAATGTATATGATGCTGTTGGAGTTGGTGCCGCTTTTGGTTCTGAGATAGCCAGGATAAACAACACAGAAGAAGAGAAACTACCATTTAATAATATACCATTTAAGGGTTCTAATATGGTATATGGTGCAGACTCAATATATACAAGACACGGTAATAAGATTGTATACAATAAAGATTTCTTTAAAAATGCTAAAACACAGCAATGGTGGAATCTAAGATTAATGGCTCAGAATACTCTTAAGCTGTTGGATGGTAAGAAGATAGATAGAGAGGATTACTTTCTAAGCTTCGAGGGAGATATAGATTATTGGCGACCAGCTTTTAATGAACTATCACAAGCCACATTTAAAGAGGATGGATCAGGGCGTAAACTGATAGAGAAAGCCCCTGGTATTCGTGAGATAGATGATGGTATGGGCAATAAACAGCGTTTAAGATCTCCTAATATAGCTGATGCCATTGGTATGTCATATTTCAAGTGTTTCGAGAACGGACTCAGAGCACACGGAGAGGACATAAACAAAGATGATAATGATGAAGAATTTGTAATGCCAACCATGGTGATGTAATGGGAATAACTCAAAGAAACAAAAACCAGGATGTAATAGCAATATGGGATAGTATTAATGATGCTGTTTATTGTGGTTTTAACGAGATAGATATAGAGAATTCTATAAAAAACAAGTCTAAATGTTGCAAAGATTTTTACTGGACAAAGGGAATTGACGAGCATGAGATACTTTGTCAACATATTATTGATATGAGATGGTTATCTAAGTCATTATAAAATAAGTACTTATCAACACTATTCACATTCTATCAACATAATTATTGTTAAAACCTTGTAAATTAATTATATTTTACATATACACTTGCAAGGTTGCGCATGAAGGCCCAAGACATCATTGAAGAGGCGATTCAGAACGCCAGAAGGTATACGGAGTTTTACACTGATTTTAGACGTGAAGCCGAGGACGATCTTAGGCTCGTTAATGGCGATCCATGGACAGAAGAAGACAAGGGAAAACGCAATGGTAGACCTCAAGAAAAAATCAATGATGTAAAGATAACTATACGTAGAACTATTGAGGACTACGACCAAAAACGCTCACAAATAAAATGCAAAGGCTATAACAACACAACTAATAAAAAGACCGCTGAAGCTTTTCAGGGTTTAATTTATACTATTCAGAATGAATCTATGGCAGAAGCTATCAAAGATATGGCAATGCAGGATATGCTTAGTTGTGGTATGGGTGCTTATAGATGGGAAACAGAATACGAGAATGATTTAAGTTTCCAACAAAAGATTGTATTTAAGCCTTGTTACGATCCTTTTAACGTTTACCTTGATATTATGAATAGTCAAGAGATAGACTATAGCGATTGTATGTGGGGTGGTGAGAATTTTTACTATGATTCTGAGGTGTTCGAGGAGAATTGGCCAAACGCAGAGAAACGAGGATTTCCAGACTTAGATAATACTTATAACCATGGAAAAATATGTGTCAGTAAGTATTATAAAATCAAACTTGTAAATGATACTGTTGTGAGTGTAGTAAATCCATTCACTAACAGCCCATTGACTGTATACGTTTCGGACTTAGATAAAGAGCAATATAGACCTCTTATAAACTATTATAGAGAGTATGGGTATGATGAAAGCCAAGATATATTTGCCTGGTTGAATGAGACTGATAGAGTTCTTGCCGATAAGGATGTAGAACGTAAAGTTGTAAAATGGTATCTTCTTACAAGTAAAGATATTTTAGATAAAGGTGAGATTGGTGGTGAGTTTGTCCCAATCGTACCTATGCTTGGGCCTCGTTATATCCTTAACGGAAGTGTTTATTATGACTCTCTTATCAGACAGACTAAAGACCCAGTAAGACTTAATAACTTTGTTGTTAGTAACTATGTAGAGGCAATGAGTGCGGATACTATTGCCCCATGGATAACTAACTATAAGAAAATTAAGAACCACATGAAAACGTGGGCAAATGCTAATAATAGACCTACAATTGCACTCCCTTATGATGAAGTAGAGTTAAAAGATGGTAGTGTTGATGCTACACCACCAATTAAGGCCCCGAAGGGTGAAGTTCCAGCAGGGTGGGCAAGCTTATTCCAGATTAGTACAGAGGCTAAAACTAGGACAAGTGGTTTACCAGACTCAGCACTAGGGCTACAAGGTAATGAGGTTTCACGTGGTGCTTTAGAGCTTAGAACAGATAATGCACTATCAAACAGGTCTATTTTCTTTAAGAAAAGACATTTTTCTGATCAATTACTTGGTAGACACTTGGAAAAAGCTATACCTGTATACTACGATACTGAACAAGCTGTTAGGGTTACTGATATTGAGGGTAGAACAAAAACAGCAATGATCAACAAAGAGAATCATAACCAGGGTGAAGACCAATACAAAGGGGAGTTTATTGATATAAAGAGTGCTCATGTAATGACTTATATCACTATTGGGCCTTCTTACTCATCATTGAGACAAGAAACTACAGCTAAACTGGCAGAGCTATTGCCTTTTGCTGGTGACAGGTATAGAGATGTTATATTCCCACAATTAGTTAAATATGTTGATATATCAAATTCAGATGATTTATATGATAATTGCATGAAGGTTGCACCGCCTGAGATACAAGACCAGGAAGAGAAGACACCACAGCAATTACAGGCAGAAGTCGCACAATTAGAGCAACAATTACAGCAGGCTCAACAATTAAATGAAGACCTAAACAAGGTTATCATGAGTGAAGAGCAAAAAGTTCAATCTCAAGAGCGTATCGCCCAGCTTAAAGCGCAAACTGATCTCAAAAAAGAACAGGTTAAGCAACAAAGCGAGACGATCAGAGAGAGAATGTCGAACCAGACCGACATAAAAGAGGCTGAGATAGAAGCACGGACAGATATAAACGTGCAACTATTAAAAATGATGGAGCAATTGAACGCCAAAATAGATTCAATAACAACAATAACCGCTTAAAGCGAGGTCACATGACTCAAGAAACACAGGAAGTTCAAGAAGTAGAGACAACCGAAGTTGAAACTCAAGTAGTTGAAACAGAAGAAGTTAAAACAGAAGAACCTACTCAAGAAGGCGAACCAGCCGCTCAAGAAGCTGAGGCACCAGAAGCTACCAAATCTGAAGAAGACAAAAAACAAGATCGAGCAGGATTTTGGGAACGTCAGAAACGCCAAAAGGATAAGTTAACCCAGTTAGAAGAGGAGAAAGAGTACTTCAGAAAGCTTGCTATGCAGGCACAACAACCAGTGCAAGCCGTACAGCCAAACACTCAAGTAGACCCATATATGCCTAATCTTGATACATATTTAGAGAATGGGCGATCAATGGAAGATTATCTCAATGATAGAGATGCTTATATAGAGCAAAAAAGGCAACAAGCGGAAACGATAAACAGTGCAAAAGCCACATATAGCCAAAAAATGGAAGAGTATGCGGCTAGTGTACCAGATGTTTACAATATGGCACGTGATGTTGAGACTGTAACTATACCAGCAGTACAGCAAGCTATTATGCGAGCTAGACAACCAGGTCAAATTATACAGCGCATCCATGAAGACCCTAGTTTAGCAAGTAAACTTAATGGTAGTATTGATGTTTTTGATTTAGCTAATAAAATAGCAGAGATCGAGAGCAAACAGCCAAATATTAAGCAAACTTTCTCAAGTGCTCCGAAACCTCAAAGTCAACCAAAGGGTGAACCGATCCAGAGTGGTAGACCTGACCCATCCAAAATGAGCAAGGCAGAATATTTTGAATGGCGTAACAGCCAAAGGAGTAAATAAAAATGGCTAATATTACAGCAAATATGTCAGTAGTAAGTAAAGAAGCTCAATATATATTTGAGTCAACTTGTCTTACTTATAAAACGTTTAACACTCAGTACGACAAATCATATGAATCATATGGTGCGGCGGCTGGTGACACAATTAACATTAAACAGGTACACCGTCAATATGTAACTGATGGCCGTTCAGCCGCAGGTACTCAGGATGATGAGGAAAGAACAGTAGCTCTACCTCGTGCAACTTGGAAAAAAATTGTTCTTGGTTTTAACGCTCAGGAGCTAGCGCAAGATCTAACAAAAGAAGAGAATGCACAGAAATTTTTCGGTAAACACCGTTTTGATTCTTCTGTACAGTCTATGTCTGCGGCAATTGATAGTACTACTTTTGCAAATGTAGAAGGTCAAGTATTTAACTATACTCGTGGTGGTGAAACTACTGATCCATCTTCTTATTCTGATATAGGAGAAGCTAAAGCAGTTCTAGATAATTATCACGCAATGGATATGGATCGTTCATTTGTTTTGACTAACAATGCAATGGTTTCATTGAATAGCGGTCTTTCTGGATTATTTAACTCACAAGGTAAAATCACTGAGAACTATAACTCTGGTGAGCTTGCGCCTGTCAATGGGTTCATGTTCTACAGATCGACTTACCTACCTAGACACACTAATGGATCTGCGGAAACTGCTCAGGTTAAAACTACTCTTTCGGTAGAAGGTGTATCTCAGATGGTAATCGATAACCTTGGAACTGATACTGTTCTTGCTGGTGACCGTTTTACAATCGCTGGCGTATATCGCCGTGATTACGTAAGTAAAGAGGCTCAAGGTGATCTACAGCAATTTGTTGTCACTGCTGCTACTGCTACAGTTGCAGGCGAAGCAACTATTGACTTTAGCCCAGCTATTGAAACTCTTGCAACTAACGCTTATGCTTCTGTAGATAGCTTTCCACAAGCTACCGCTGTAGTGACTTTTGCTGGACAACGTGGTTCCGCTCAGTCTCTCAACATGGCATATCACAAAGATGCGTTTGTACTTGCATTCGTTGATCTTCCTAAGATTGGTGTAACTTCTGAGGCTTACGTTCGTGATCCTGATGCAGGTTACTCTATGAAACTGTCTGGTCAAGGTGACATCCTTGAACTTAAATCAGTATTCCGTTTGGATGCTCTTTTTGGTTCTGTGGCTGTAAACCCATGGTGGGCAGTAATCGTATACGGTGCATAAATTACAGGGGCTTCGGCCCCTTTTAAGGAGACTTAATGGAAAAGAAATGGTTTTATATTGGAAATTACGGTGTATTGGCTAATGGTGATCAGATTGATAAACTAAAAGATCATTGTAATGACAAGGGGCCAGAGGATGCTAGACAATTTAAAAGCGTTCCATTTCATGTTATTTACAATATGATTGAGGAATCAAAAAAAGCTGTCTCAGAACCAAAGAAAGAAGATAAACCAAAGCGCAAAAGACGAACTAAAGCAGAAATTGAAGAGGCTAAAAAAAGCGAGAACTAAATGTCTATTGTAACTGATATAATAAGTGATGCTCTTGAGATTACAGGCATGAAGTCACCTAATGAGGACTTACAAACAGCATGGGAGAATGTTGGTTTAAGGCGCATAAACTCTATTATTGATGGTTGGAATGTAGATAAAATTAAAGGCTATGGAGTTCAAGAACTAGAATATTCTCTAACTCCTTCTCAAAGTGTTTATACTATTGGGCCCAGTGGTGATTTTTACGCAGAGCAAAGGCCAGTTAAAATAGAGTACGCTTATACATTAGATAGCAGTGATGTAAAGCATAGAATAGAAATAGTAGACTATCAGACTTTTCACCAACAAGACTATCAAAAAGTTGATGCTAGTTATCCATATTATATGTGGTATAATCCTCTTTATTCTGATGGTGAAATTAATCTATACCCTACCCCAACGTCTGGCTATACGATACACTTAGATGTTTATTTTGGTTTTTTACTTTATGCTGGTGGTACTGATAATATTAATTTACCTCAAGGATATGAGAAGCTATTAACGTATCAATTGGCTGTTGATCTTTGTTCACACAGAGGTAAGGAAGTACCAAGACAAGTATACAGGACACTTAAGGATATTGAGCAAAATATTGATGCAGTAAATTTTTCTTTATGGATGCCAGAGACTAAGATACTTGCTCCAAGTACTAATACGGTTAATGAGAGTAACTTTATATGGATGAATAGGGGTATTTAGTGGCTAGGATTCCTTTAGCTGGTGGTTTTTATGAAGATTCTGCGATTCAGTTTGATTCACAACGTAGTGTTAATATGTATCCAGTTGTTTCAGAGGTTGGCAACTCAAAGAGTATTTTAAAACTAAAAAACACCCCTGGTATTAAGAATTTTTTAACAAGTGCACACGTTGTATCGGGCGGTGATACAATAATGACGACAGCAGGTATGCACGTTACGGCTGACGAGAGGTTATTTGTATTCTACTATGTTAAAACTACTGGACCAGTTTTAGAGAAACTTTACGCTTGGGAAGTTTTCGAAGATGGAACGTCAATATTACGAATAAACACAACTGTAACAGCTTCATTTGAATATGTAAAAACAGCAGATAACGGATCTGTAATTACAATACAAACTGGGGCTGATGGTTTTTTCTATAATTTAAGTACTAACACAGCCGCATTAATAACTGACCCAGATTTTCCGGCAGGTGTTTTTGATGTTTTTTACAAAGACACATATTTTATATGGTTAGATAGTGTTACAGATAGATTTTATATATCATCAAATAATGCTACAGATCCTGCAAATTGTGTAAATGCGTTAGATTTTAGTACTGTTGAAAGTAACCCAGATTCTATAAAAGCTATTATAGGGTCGGGAAATGAGATTGCTATTTTTGGTAATAGTACTATAGAATTCTTTTATAATAGTGGAAATGTAGATTTTCCTTTTGAACGCAATAGTGGTGCTACACAAGAAATAGGTACTGTATCAACGAGGGCAGTTAGTAAAATAAATAATAGTATATATTTTCTTGGAGCTAACGAAACAGGATACGGTGTTGTTTATAAAATGAATGGATATACACCAAAAAGAATATCAACACACCCAATAGAGCAAAAATTACAATCATCTTCAGACCTTAGTGCTGTAATATCTTATACCTATCAACAAGAGGGTAGTTACTTTTATGTTTTAACTATACCTGACATAGAAACGACATTTTGCTATGACGAATCTAGCGGACTTTGGCATGAGAGAGTTAGAACATTACCAGACACAACACCAGAAGAAGTGGTATATTATAGACATTTAGTTACATATCAAGAGTTTGTATTTAATAAAAATATTGTAACAGACAACGAAACAGTGATAATAGATAATAATGCTCCATCGGCGGCTAATACATTGTATTATTATGATATGGATTATAAAGTTGATGATTTACTTAGTGTTTTTTCTCAAATAAATGATTTGGTTTTTTTTCAAACTACTTTAATTAGAGAGCGAACTTTCCCACATATCACCAATGAAAATAAGAACATACAATACAACTATTTAGAATTAGATGTACAAAAAGGTGTAGGGAATGTTAGTGATACTGACCCAGAAATAAATTTATATATAAGTAGAGATGGTGGTCACACATTTGGCAATAAATTTTTATTACCTATGGGTAGTTCAACTGATTATATAGTCAGAACTAGAGCTGATATGTTAGGAGTATCAAGAGATACGGTGTTTAAAATTATAAGTGGGTCACCAGTACAACACGAATGGTTCACAGCTTATATAGACATAGAGGTAATGAATGAGTAGTGTACCTCCTATAAACAAAGGCTTACCAGTATTAGATGGTAACTCAAATTTTCTAAGCAGTGTATTTCTGAAATGGCTTCAGTTTGCAGAGTCTAAGCTTAATTTAAGTGTATCTCAAAATACAGAAGGTAGTTATCAATTTAATACTATAACCTCAGCTAAAGCAAGTTCTATAACTCCTAAAGAAGGAATGTTTGTTTTTGTATCCGATACTGATGCAACGTTTACAAGTGTTGGTTTTTGGGGTTATGAGAATGGATCTTGGTTAAAATTATGATAATTATTAGTGTAAAATTAATTATATTTAGAGTATACCCCGATTTTCGGGAGGCTCTAAGTAGCTTAACAAAAGAAAGAAAATTGAGGGTATAATATGGCTAATTTTTTGGAACGAGCCGCAAAAGCTACTATACTTGCACCATTTAACCCTATGGGAATGGTTGGCGCTGGGTCTGATGCTTTAGGTATTACTGATTTTAGCGGTAAAGTAGGAGAAGTAATAATGGATTCTCCTGTCGGAGGTGTTCTAAGTGATATCCCAGGTGCAAGTAGTATTCTTGGGCCTTCTAGTGCTAATCGTGCTGAAGCGGCACAATTACAAGCTTTACAGGAGGCTCAACGATTCCAAGAAAAGATGTATGATCGTGCTAGAGCTGATTTAAACCCTTATGCAGATACAGGTATACAATATCTAGGTAATTTATCCAATAAGATAAAACAAGGTGAGTTCGATCCTGGTAGAATTGATTATAATACCCAAATTGGTAATTTTGGGTATCAAGGTTATATCCCTAATAATTTTGAATATGAAGGCCAGCAAATTGGTGATATAAATTACCAAGGATCTCCATCAAGAAATTTAAACATTGGAAACCCATTATCATATTTAAATTATGGTGATAGCCCAGTAGATATGAGTATTCAGGAGTTTATGGGTGATATTACACGAGATCCTGGTTATCAATTTAGATTAGAAGAAGGTCAAAAGGCTATAGATAGAGCGGCGGCGGCTGGTGGTCGTTTTGGTGGTGGTGCTACTGCTAGAGAGTTAACAAGATTTGGCCAGGGTTTAGCATCACAAGAATATGGTAACGCATGGAATAGAGCGAACCAGGAAAGAGCGGCACAGGTTGCGGCAGAGCAACAGAAATACGGTCGTGCTTTAACTGATTTTGATATTGGTAGACAGGGAGAGCAAGAAGAGTTTAATAGGTACTTAAGTGCGTTTGATATAAAT